ATGGTAAACGTGACCAAGCAACGTGAGTTGCCAAGCAAGGGCGAAACGATCTACTTTAAGCTGGAAGTGGTGGAGATGGGGGTGTCTAAGTTTGGCAATCCCGCAACAACTTGCGTTGCCATTCCAGACGATGAATCTACTAATAATCAATCAAATAAAAAACCATCAAAACATGATGAAAATGTCAGAATGGTTGAGCGTGCTTGGTGGGCATCTGGTACACAGGAGCGCAGAGGGTTACCTTATTTGAGCAGGGATGGATTGAGAGATTTGCTTATTAAAGATGGTATGGCAGAGAGAACTGCTAGAAATAAAATGGATGCTTCTAGGCCAGATGGGATCATTGCACAATTGCTTAATGCAGGAACTTTGGAGTCATGCGATGGGGGATGGTTGTTTGTCAATGAGGTGCAGTTGAGCGTGATGTTGATGCAAAAGAACGAAAAATGAGTTTACAAAAAGTCAAGAATTGTTGCGCCCCTAATGCCCCTAAACGCCCCTAGGGGCACTCAGGGGCACAGGGGCAAAGGCGTTGGAATGTGCCCCTAAACCCCGCCCCTCTCCTACCCCCTTTTAGGCAGGGGTAGGGGAGGTAGGGGAGGGGCACAAGACGATGCGAAAATTTTTGGGTAAGGCTTGTTGTTGTTGTCCCTATAGGGGTATGATGTGGAACCTATAGGGCACAGGAGCGAACATGAAAACGTATGAAGGCAGAATTCCAGATAAAGCTGAAGGCTGGCGGGTTAAAGCACAGGTCAAGGACGGCGATCAAAAATGGTTTTTGTTTGAAAAAATGCAAGCACATTCTGATGAATGGGCAACTTATAAAGTTGTTGCTGATGGCAGAGTTGAACAAAAAGCTAATTATTGGTTGGTGAAAAATATTAAAACAGGCCAGCAGGTATATCCTGCTGATATGGAGTTAATGAAACAATATAGGTTAAATTTGTTTCAAAAAATTAAAGCCTTTATATGATTTGATCATTGGTTTGACCATCTTCAACTCATGACATACACTCTGCCCATGCCATACACCAAGCAACAGAACCGACTCTTTCAAGCCGCAGCTCATGACCCCGCTGTGGCCAAGCGAGTTGGTATTCCGCAAGACAAGGCCAGGCAGATGGCCAGCGAAGGGGTCAAGCACAAGCCGCAAGCGTTGGCGGCTGCGTTGATGCGGGGCAAGCCGTGACTGACAGCAAAGTGTTGCCGTCTGTTAAAAAACGCAGACTGCCTCCAGCCGCTGGGATGGGGCGGGTTAAAGGCGTGCCAAACAAGGTCACAACGGCTTTCAGAGAGACGATTCAGAAGTTGTTGGAGGACAACAGCGAGAACGTCGGCAAATGGCTGGAAAGCGTTGCAAAGGATGACCCAAGCAAGGCGCTTGACCTTGTGTCCAAATTGGCCGAGTACGCTGCGCCAAAACTTGCGAGAACCGAACTGGTTGGCGATGCTGACGCTCCGCTGCGAACCGTGATCGAATGGCAGCGACCGAGCGACGAATAGTAGTGCCGTACGCGCCCAGGCGGGCGTTTGCGGCCTTCCATGATCGTCGGGCTAGGTGGGCCTGCCTTGTGGCTCACAGACGCGCTGGGAAGACTGTGGCGTGCATTAACGATCTTATCCGCAGATCATTCACCGACAACAAGACGGATGGCCGTTACGCCTACATCGCGCCGTTCTACAGCCAGGCGAAGAGCATCAGTTGGGACTACCTGCTGCGTTATACCGCAGACGTTCGTACTCAGGCGAATGCGTCAGAGCTTTGGGTGGAGCTGCTCAATGGGGCACGCATTAGGCTTTTTGGAGCAGATAACCCAGATGCCTTGCGAGGTTTGTACCTCGACGGCGTGGTGTTGGACGAGGTGGCCGACATGAGACCAAGGGTCTGGGGCGAGATCATCCGACCGCTGCTGGCCGACCGCGAAGGCTGGGCTTCGTTCATTGGCACACCAAAGGGGCACAACTTCTTCCACGCCATCTGGACGCAGGCCCAAGGCTCGCCCGATTGGTACTCGACCAGCATCAAGGCGAGTCAATCCGGCCTGATCAAGCCCGACGAGTTGGCCGACGCCAGCCGAGGCATGACTGAGGATCAGTACCAACAAGAATTTGAATGCAGCTTTGAGGCTGCAATCTTGGGTGCGTATTACGGGCGTGAGCTGCGGGCCATTGAGGACGAGGGGCGCGTGACCGTTGTGGATTACGACCGCAACCTGCCCGTTTTCACCGCTTGGGACTTGGGTTTCCACGATGACACGGCTATCTGGTTCTGGCAAATGTCTGGCGGCGAGCTGCGAATCATCGACTACTACTCGGCCAGCGGCTTAACCATTGACGACTATGCCAACGTGGTGATTGGCAAAGCGTATCGCTATGCAACACACTACCTGCCCCACGACGCACGGGCCAAGACGCTGGCATCAGGCGGCAAGTCCATCATTGAGCAACTAGACGCTCACCTTGGCATTAAGAACATGGCCATCGTGCCTAGCCTAAGCGTGCAGGACGGCATCCAGGCAGCGCGGGTGATGATGCGTCGCGTGTGGTTTGACCGCGAACGCTGCGGCGAAGGCGTGGAACTGCTCAAGCAGTATCAGCGCGAGTGGGACGACGAAAAGAAAATGTTTAGAGAGAAGCCACGGCATGACTTCACCAGCCATTGCGCTGACGCTTTTCGCATGATGGCCATTGCTTGGGCAGAAATTAAGCCAAAAGAACCCGAAAAACCGCCAGTTTTTGCTGTAACGGGGCATAATTCGCGCATTGAGCTTGCCCCACTTGAAACTTTGTGGCGCGAGACACCGAGGCGATCAAACAGAATCTAGGAGCAATCATGGCAGGCGTAAACGCACCGTACCGATATCAATACGAACATGTCGCAGCAAGCGCAACCGCCCAAGTGCTGGGCGGCACAGGCGCTGTTGGTGATTACATTCATAAATTGATTTGCACGGTAAGCACCGCTGCCACCAGTTCAGTTGTTATTGTTGACGGCACAGGCGCTGGCATCTTGACGCACACCGTGCTGCCCAATAACGTGGGATCAGGCATTGGTTGCTACGTCATTGAACTGAACGCAATCAGCGCAAACGGCGCGTGGAAGATCACAACCGGCGCAGGCGTTGAGGTGATGGCAGTCGGCATCTTCTCCGCTTGATCATGGTCGGAGAGGACACCGTCAAGCCCGAGGTTCAGTACTATCTGAACCACATTGCAGCGTATGACCGCGAGTTTGCGTCATGGGAGACGCGAGCCAAGAAGATTCTGAAGCGGTATCGGGACGACACCCGAAACAGCCAAGACAGCGGCTCGCGGTTCAACATCCTCTGGTCAAATGTCCAGACGCTCAAGGCCGCGACGTTTGCCCGTCTGCCGAAACCTGACGTCAGCCGCCGTTTCCGCGACAACGATCAAGTTGGCCGTGTGGCCGCGCTGTTGCTTGAGCGTGCGCTTGACTACGAGATCACGCACTATTCCGACTACCGCGAGACGTTGACCTCTGCGCTGTACGACCGCTTTCTGCCTGGCCGTGGCGTGGCGTGGGTGCGGTATGAGCCGCGATTTAAACAGGGCGAGGCTCAGATCACCGAAGACGAAGAGTCGCCCACCGACGAGATGTTGGATTACGAGTGCGCTCCTTGCGACTACGTCCATTGGCGTGACTTCGGCCACAACGTGGCTCGCACATGGGAAGAGACGTGCATTGTCTGGCGCAAGGTCTACATGACCCGCCCCATGCTGCGCGAGAGATTTGGCGACGAGTTGGCTAAGAAGATTCCGCTTGACTCTGAGCCTAGCGAGATGAAGAACGCTAGCCGAGAGGGCGTCGATAAGCGGGCAATGATTATTGAATTGTGGGACAAAGAGACCGGCAAAGCCATTTGGCTGTCCAAGTCGTTTAACGAGTTTTTGGACGAGCAAGATGACCCGCTAAAGCTGGAAGGGTTTTATCCCTGCCCAAAGCCGCTGTACAGCACGATCACCAACGAGAGTTTAGTGCCCGTTCCTGACTTTGCGCTATACCAAGACCAAGCCAACTCGCTTGACATCTTGAGCGACCGCATTGATGGCCTGGTCAAAGCATTGCAGGTCAAGGGCGTCTACGACGCTGCATCGCCTGAGCTGGCCCGTTTGTTCACCGAGGCCAACAACAACGATTTGATTCCGGTCAAGAACTGGATGTCGTTCTCGGAAAAGCGTGGTCTGGCTGGGTCAATTGACATGGTTGATCTGACGCCAATTGCTGGCGCTTTGATGCAGGCATATCAGGCATTTGAGCAAGTCAAAAGCCAGATTTACGACCTCACCGGCATCAGCGACATTGTGCGTGGTCAGTCTGTGGCCTCTGAGACGGCAACTGCCCAGCAGATTAAAGGCCAATACGCCTCGCTGCGGCTCAAAAGCTATCAGGACGATGTGGCGCGGTTTGCTACGCACATGATCCAGCTCAAGGCTCAGATCATTTGCCAACTGTTTGATCCTCAGACCATTCTGATGATGTCTGCTGCCGATCAGCTTAGTCCGGTTGATCAGCAACTGGTGCCTCAGGCGTTGGAGCTGCTGCGCAACGAGCCTATGCGCTCGTTCCGCATTGAGATCAGCACCGACTCGCTCATCATGATGGATGAGTCGCAGGAAAAGCAAGATCGCATGGAGTTCTTGGGCGCAGTCTCAAGCTTTTTGGAAAAGGCCGTGCAAGCCAGCCAAGTTGCGCCTCAGATTGTTCCGCTGTCGCTTGATATGCTCAAGTTTGGCGTCGGTGCGTTCAAGATTGGCAAAAGCATGGAAGGCCAGATTGACCAGACTGCCCAGCAGTTTAAGGAGCAACTGGAGCAACAACAGCAGCAACCTGAACAGCCGCCCCCGCCCGATCCCGAAGAGTTGAAGATGCAACACCAGATGCAGATGGATCAGGCCAAGATGCAGGCTCAGGCTCAGTCCGATCAGATGAAGCTGCAAGCCGAGGCGCAATTTAAGCAGGCCGACCAGCAGCATCAAGCGCAGCTTGAGATGGCCCGCATGGATCATGAAACGCAACTCAAGGCTGTTGATGCTCAGTCAACACAAATGATTGAGCAGGCCAAAATGGAGGCCGACGCCGATCTCAAGTGGCGCATTGCCCAACTTGAGGCCGAAACCAAGGTTGTTGTGGCCCAGATTGCTGCCGCGCAAAAGTCTCAAGCCGACGCTATCCAAGCAGATCAGATGATCCAGCAAGAGGTTATTAGGACGTCTGGAGCCACCGACCTACAGCAGACTATGGCTGTGGCCATGGAAGGCTTTCAAGCGGCTCTAGAGCGCCTTGCCAGACCCCGCACCGTTGTGCGCTCGATTGACGGCAAAATTACTGGGCTGAACTGATGGCTTTGTACGCTGATCGAGTCAAGCAAAGCCTGGGCATCACCGGCACCGGCACGGTTACGCTGACGTTGGCCACGACAGGCACCGGCTATCGATCCTTTCTGACGGCATTTGGCACCGGCACCCAAACAGTTGCATATTGCATTGCCGATCAATCTGGCCCCAACTGGGAAGTTGGCACGGGAACCTACAACGGCTCGGCCAACACGCTTGCCCGCACGACTGTGCTGGCCTCAAGCAATGGCGGCTCGCTGACCAACTTTAGCGGCGGCACGCAAGACGTCTTTTGTACCGCGCCCGCCAAGTATTTGGACACTTTTACTTCATCCAACCAAGGTGTTGTGCCAGCAAGCGGCGGCGGCACAACAAACTTTCTTAGAGCTGATGGCTCGTTTGCAGCCCCGCCGACAACTGCTCCGGCTGGCGCAAATACCCAGATTCAGTACAGCAACGGCACAGCATTTGCAGCCAGCAGCACGTTTACCTACACCGTTGGCACGACAACTCTTACCGTGCCGACAATTAACGCCACCAAGATCACCACCAATAACGGCACAAGCGCAAGCGGAACAAACTTTTTGTTGCAGGCTGGGTCAGGTACTGGCGTTGGAAATAATGGCGGCAATGCAGAATTTTATTCTGGTGGTGGTAGTAGCGGCGCCAATGGTGGTTTATTGGCGTTTTATTCTGGTGGTGGAAGCGTAAATGGTTCTGGTGGCGATATTACTTTTAGTTCTGGAATTGGTTCTGGTACTGGTAGTGCGGGAAATTTGACATTTAATGCTGGTGCGGCTCAAGGCACAGGCATTGGTGGGACGTTAAACATTTACGCTGGTCAATCAATTTCCGGCACAGGTGGGGACGTATTTCTTTTTCCTGGCTCTGGCACCGTCGCAAACGGTAGTTTGATTTTGTCGGATGGCAATATTTATCTTATCCAATGTCAACAAATTGGTGTTGATTCATGTATTGGATTCTTTAGCGCCGCCCCAGTCGCCCAACCCACAACTGCAACCACCGCTGCAACCCGTGTTGCTGTTGTCGGAACCATTGCAAACATTGGCGACACCTATGACGGCTACACACTTGCCAAGGTAGTCAAAGCACTTCGCAACTTAGGAATACTTGCATAATGGCAATCACTAAACAACTCACCAACGCGCAGGGTATTGTCTACGAATACCACCGCATCAATTCCATCATCATTGACGCTCAGGACAACCTGTACGCCACGGTGTCGTCCTACATCAGCGCAGACCGCGCAACAGACCAAGATCGCCCTGTTGACCGTTTCTCATGGCAGATTTATACGCCCATCACCACAGGTCTTGTGACTACGGCAGAAACCTTGCTTGTCGTTGATGCCACTTGCAAATTGTTTGGTGGTGTTGTAACGCCAGACGTTACACAGACTGATCTGGACAAGGCAAAGTCTAAGAAAAAAGCCGAGATCGCAGCGGCACGCAGCGTTGAGATGTACGCCGACAAGACGACATCGCTGGGTGTGTTTGGCAGTACAGAGTCGGACAACAACAAACTGAGCATCGCCATCCAGATTGCTCAACTGTCTCCCGAGCAGGAGTGCGGCTACAAAGATGTAAACGGCAACTGGACGATGTACACAGCAACGCAACTCGCGCAGATCGCGCTGGAGATTGCCGCCCAAGTGATCCCGTTGTACGAGAAGGAATCAGGGCTGGTGGCGCAAGTTGATGCCGCCACGACGGTGGAAGAAGTTGAAGCTGTGAGCTGGTAAATGTTCGGCTTTGATGCCATCTCGGCGTTGCCCATCTCGGGCCTGCCGGTTGTTGTTACCCCTAAACCGTTTTGGGGCAGCAAGGGCGGCATAGGCGGCAAGAAGAAACGCAAGCAAAGGCATGATGATGTTGAGGAGCTTGTCACCGAGCTGCCAGCCGCTGAGATGGCTACGCAGATGCGTGAAGTCATGTTGCCGCCGATGGATATGCTGCCTGCGTTGGTGCAAACTCGCAAAGCTCAGGCTGAGTTTGAAGCCGAGCAAGATGATGAAGAAACCTTGTTGTTGTTGATGTGAGGCAGACGATGTCAGACGGTGGAAAAGGCGATAACAGACGGCCAGGCGACGATGCAGCGTTTGCATCCAACTTTGAGCGCATCTTTGATGGCGGCATCAAGCGTGGCTCTTGGGTGTTTGTGGATGGCCAACTGGTGCCCAAAAACGAGTACCGCGCCCCTGCGCCCAAAGCGCACATGATCATGACCGACATACAGCCTTACCAATCGATGGCCACGGGCGAGATGGTAGGCGGCAGGGCGCAGCATCGAGAGCATCTCAAACGCAACGGATTGATTGAGATTGGTAACGAAACCAAGTACCTCAAAAACGAACCCAAACGGGAACCCGCAGCCGTTTTAAAACGACGGATTGCGGAAATTGTCAATGATCGGTTAAGATAGCCACAATCTTTTGGAAGGATTCAAAATGGCACTCGCACGCGAAGTAATGTTGGCCGGATTTTCGGCAGGTCAGGCTCGGGGCATGGGCGGCGGTTACGCTGCTTTGGTCGCTTTGGGTTCTACCCAAACTGACGCCGCGCCCATCACGGCCAGCACGCACGTTGTGACCGGCGCAGACGGCACTAAGGGTGTTCGTCTGGTCGCTGAAATTGGCGATACGGTTTGGCTGTTCAACAACAGCGGATCATCGCTCAAGGTGTATGGCGCAACCGGCGAGGCGATCGCGGTGCCTGGCACCGGCCTTGGCACCGCCAATGCTGCGTATACACACACGACCTATGCCGTGGTTGAGTATTATAAGGTCACAGCCACTCAATGGCTGCCTAGCAAGTCTGCATAATGGACGAGCAAAAAATGGAAGAACCGCAGGTTACCTTGCGCGATGCCATTGAGTCGGCTGTCGAGGAGCATGAGCCTGCTCCTGCCGTTGAACAAGACGCTGCCCCCGCAGACGCTCCACGCGACGATGCTGGCCGCTTTGCTGCCCCACCGCAAGACGAACAACCTGCACCCGCACCGACCAAGCCTCGGCCTTCTTCATGGAAGAAGGATTACGACGAGCATTGGACGAAGCTAGACCCCAGCCTGCAAGACTACATCAGCCAACGCGAACAAGAATACGCGAAAGGCGTTAGCACCTACAAACAGAACTGGGATCAGGCTGCGCCAATCTATGAGGCAATGCAGCCGTTTATGCCGCTGCTTCAGCAAAACAACATTGACCCGAAGCAATGGATCAGCGGCCTGGGCAACGCCCACCGTATGCTGACCCAAGGCTCGGACGATGAGAAGCTGCGGATGTTTGCCCAGTTGGCCACCGACTACGGCGTGCCGCTTGGAGCGTTGACCGGCCAGCAATCTGGCATTGATCCGCAGTTCTCCCAGATGGCCCAGAAACTTGGGCAGATGGAGAACCGCTGGAGCCAGTTTGAACAACAACGAGAGCAGCAAGAAGATGTTGCTCGACAAAAAGATATTTTTGCTTTCGCTCAGAAAGCACCTTATTTTGAGCAAGTACGCGAAACGATGGCTGGACTCCTTCAGGCAGGCGTAGCGGAAGATTTGCAAGTGGCCTACGACAAGGCGATCCGACTGCACGATGATATTTGGCAACAGCAACAGGCCGAACAAGCCAAAGCCGCAGCCGAGCAAAATCAGCAAAAGGTCGCCCAAGCAAGGGCAAAGGCTGTGTCTCCAAGGTCTTCCTCCCCGACAGGGATGACGAGCGGCGGAAACGGCAAAAAGAGTCTGCGGGATATGCTGGCCGAGCAAATTGACAACCAGCTTGCCTCGCGGGTTTAATTTTGATTCATTGAAAGGAACTAATCATGGCTTATGCCAATAGTGCCATCAGCGACATCATTGCCACCACCATTCAATCTCGTTCGGGTGAGCTGG